GGCGGTCTTCGTGCGGCAAAGCTCCCAGGCGAGCTACTGGCGCGGCATCGCGGATGACGCCGAGTCCCGCCTCGAGGTGCAGGAACTCGTCTTGGATTCGGTTGCCGTCCACGCGGATTCACTGGCAGAAGCACTCGCAGCAGCAGATTCGGCGGCTACCCTCCAGAGGCTCCAGGCCGAGCGTGAGGTTGCCAGACTCACCCGTAGTCGCGAGGAGGCGCGAGAGCGGTCTGAGGCGCTGTCAGAGAGCCTGAGAGCGTCCCTGGACTCCGTACAAGTTGTGGAGCTGGATGCGGTGGTCGAAAGCTACGAGATCCAGATCGCTGCACTGGAAGAGGTGGTCGAGGTCGAGCGTAGGCTGACGGCGGCTGAACGGTTTCGCGCCACCCAGGCCAGTGAGTTGGCGTTGGGACTACGGGCGGTGATCGCGGAGCATGAGGCCAGTGCCACGATCATGGTCGGTCAGATCGAAGCCCTGCGCTCGTCCATGCAGCCGAGCTTCGGGCTACGGCTCAAGGCCGATTGGTGGATGGCGGCTGCCGGGTTCGCAATCGGCATGGTTGTAGCGGGGCGCTGACATGGAAACCAACTCCATCCTCCAGATGGTCGAGCAGTACGGCCTCCCGCTGGTTCTGCTCCTGGCCGCGATCTACGCCCTCTATCGTTTCCTCGTCTTCAGTTTGGTGTCAGTGCGAGAGGAGTTCAGTCGCCGCCATGAAGACAACGCGAAGTCGATGGGTGAACTCAAGGTGTCTGTCGCGGAGATGCGCTCAGACATCAAGATCCTGGTTGAGTTCGTTCGATCCAACCGATAAGTGGCGACATAGGCCATTCCGGCCCAACCCCCAAAAAACAGCATGGAACCTTTCTAAGTCAGTGGTGTATAAGGGTTTGTAGGAATTGTTGGATCGCTGTTTGACAACGCGGGAGCGGGAGGGCGTCTTGGAGGAATCATGGACAAGACCAAAGACGCAGTACCGGACCACCTCATGCGCCAAGAGTACGCAACGTGGTTGGACTTCATGTATGAGTTCTACCGCGTCACTGGCGCGACCGAAGAAGAGGTGAACGCACGGGACGGTGAGTACGAAAAACTGTTCTGTTTGGTGCGAACGTGGGCCGAATGGCTCGCTGTGCTGAGAAGAGAGCAGCCGCGACCTTCTGACCTTGACCACCGGGGGTATCCGGTGTTCCCCACTGAAAGTGGGGTGAGGGTTAGTTTTGATGCAGTTGGTAGCCCGGTTATCGAAGAGGATTAACTAAAACCTACGCCCCGAAGCTCCCGCGCAAACAGCAAGCCCCGGTAGACCATTCGACGGTCTGCCGGGGCTTTTCCTACTGGAGCATCATGGACAAGATGATGTCTACTCTTACTACCCTAAAGCCTATGAAGAGATCCCTTCCTCCTCCACGATCTCGTAGTCAGCTTCTTCAATCTCGTCGCGCTTGGCTTTCGCTCTCGCTTCGACGGCCTTGAGCCCTGCCAGGAAATCGTCACCGACACCGATAGCTACGTTCACCTGGGCATCCGGCTTACCGAAGGCCGTGCGGTCATAACGCTCCGCGATCCAGCGCCGATATTCCGAGCGCAGCCGTGCCGCCGGCACACTCCCATCGTCTGCGCCATCCACGATAGCGAGCCCCTCCTCGACTAGATCGGAGGCGATGATCGCCTTTGTGTCCTGCCAGCGGTTCCATCGCCCCTGTGTGGGATCGTTCTTCAGCCATGCGTAAAAGGGTCCGGTAGACATCGTGCCTACCTCGGGCGGTAGGTTGGCGAGAAGTTTGATTATGGAACGGTACTCGCGGTACAACTCAAAAATCTTTTCCTCGCCGTATGTGTCGAGCCGTTTAGCGGCCCCTCTGGTAAACTTCTTTCCGGCCATAATTATACCTCTCCCTGTCGGACATCTGTGCCCAGTTGGGCCATGAATCGATAATAATCTTGAGTCTCCTCTGGAACCTCTCTTCCGATACCAGCTCGCCGTCTTGATACCGCAACGGATCGTCAGCCGGCAGTCCCCCGCCCCGTAGGTCGCGGATAGCGTCTGCGATCTCCTGCCGCCATTCTGCTGCGTCCGAGGTACACTTCTCCAACGGCAGTAGCTCCAACGCAGACAGGAGCCTTATGGCGTTTGCTGTGTCTTTAGCCATTTTGGTGTATCGCATCTAGTAGTGTGCCAATCGGGTGAAGCGCGGACTGAGGCACCATCCAATTTGGATACTCAATCGTGTCATCCCACCACTCATCCCGCCTCGCTTCGTCAGGCCCAATCCATCCCCGAACAAAAAATACCGGCGCGGTGCCTGTGACCAGGACGAACCACCGATCTTCTGGGTCAGTCCGTTTGACCGGGAGCCGGTGGTTGTGACCGGGTGTCGTCCGAACCTCAATGCAGTGGAGTAGGTCTGGCCCTTTCATCGTGCCCATCCCCGGAGGCCAGTACACGCGAAGACACTTCGCCGCCGCGCACTCGCCACAAGCTCCCTCAATGTGTGTGTCCCACCCGCTTTTACTGAAGCCACCCGCCCGTCCCCTGCCATCTGATCGGTTCGCAGCCTCCCGCGCTACCCCAGAGAAAGCGGCGAACGTCATCTCTGACGCCGACAGGGTGATTTCGTCGCCCCTTGTATCACTCATTCTCCATCCAGGGAACTGTTGTCTTCATGTGGGCCACATAGCCTCCTCGTCTTGGTCAGCTTCACGCTGGCGCAGTGTCTTGTAGTTCCACTCGACCGGGATCTCGAGGCAGGGGCCATGCCGGTTCTTGGTGACTACTGCCCAGGTCTTGGCGGTATTGCCTTCTCTGAGGTAGCGGCTGTGATCCAGTAACACGATGACATCCGCATGGCTTTCGATGCTGTGCCCACCGAACAGGCCACTGGAGCGTGGCGTTTCCATGAGGCTGCTCGTCGCGCGATTGAACTGCGAGCAGATAACGATTGCGGATTCCGCTTCCACGGCCCAGGCGCGTAGCTCAGATATCACGCGCTGGATGCCACGGTGCAGTGCCTCGTCATCACCGAGCGCGACACACTGGAGATGATCCAAGATGAAATAGCGACAGCCCTCGTCGTGGCAAGCCTTCACATAAGCGACGATATCCTGCCAGCCGGACATCAACTTGTCAGGCACCCAGACAGGCGGCAGACCGGAAAACCTCTGGCTGGTGTCATACCATGCGAGTTCTGAGAACGAACCTTTCTCCAAGAGCTTGAGGCCGGTGCCGCTGTGCAGCGCGTAGAGTCGAGTAGCCAGTTGGGTGTTGCTCATCTCCAAGCTGATGAACGCCACGGGCTCCGGTGTCGGTGCGTTCAACGCCGCGCTCGCCAGATTCAGCACGAAGGCTGACTTCCCAAACCCAGGCGATCCACCAACCACGACCAGCCACCCCGATTTAGCGATTCCGATACCACCCCCATCATCGCGCATGATCCGATTTAAGGTGGGTAGATGTGTCTGGATCGCAGACACGGGCTCCAACTGTGCGGCCATCCAATCGCCCATGAACTCTGGGCTGAAGATGTTTCTCATAGTTTTTTTAGTGCAGAGGTGATGGCTTTGGCTATCGTGATGCCCATCGCGAGCGGCACTCCATTGCCTACGGCTTTCTTTGCGCCCGATACCGTCAGGGGGCAGTCCTTGAGCATATCCGGCCAGAAGCCTTGAAGCTCTAGCATATCTGCGACCGAACGTGCCTTCTCGCGCTTCCTCGAGCCCTTCCAGTCAACCGAGTCTTTCCATGATACGGCGCGTTCGTTGCCAGCATCTATGCCCACCAGGGCCGGCAGCGACGGGAGGTGGGCTTGTAGGTTGAGGTTCGACCAAAACCGTCTGCGCCTGTTTTGGCGTTCGCCCAACCATACGGTATCCAGGGTGATCTCATGGGCGTCTTCCCTTGGCGCGTAGGCGTAGATGGAGTTCTCCATCACCCACCACTTGGGTTCTACCTCGTCCAGCATCCTTTGGAACTCAGGCACCATGTCGCCCATCACCGAATCGTCGCCGTAACGCATCCGGTTCACGTTGCCGATTGGGCTGAAGCTCTGGCACGGTGGCCCCCCGATAACGCCAGCGAAGGCCGGAGGGGGGTGAAAGGATCGGATATCACCCCCCCACAACAGGTCAGGTCCGCGCACCACACAAAAGCCTTCTTGTTCAAATGCGTAGTCGAAGAGGCCCAACCCAGGAAACACAGATAACACCAGAGGGCTCATTGAGTGTAAGCCCATCCCGGCAGCGACAACTCTTGGATCTCAATCGGGAATCCAGGCCATGCGTCCGGCCCTCCTGCTGCCTCTTCGGCCTCGCAGAAAGCCCACTGACCCAGCAGAGAATCGCGGGTTTGACGGCCCAACTCCAGCGCGTCATCGTCCAACTCGTAGATCGCCACGCAATGCGGGGCATCGCGCTCGACAACGATGAAGATGAATCGGCCCCGGTTAGCGGCTGATAGATAGTGCTGGCATTGAAGGTGATACGAAAAGTTGAAGCAACTGCGCCGGAACTCTTCTGGACTCGCATTCGCAGTCGTTTTGATGTCCACAACGCAGTGGTTCCACATGGAATCCTCTCGCGGCAGCGCGTCTATGCGAGCCTTGCAGTCCACCTCCACTGGCTTAGTACCGAGAAAGTATCTCTCTGCCCAATAGTGGCTGACCTCGGTGTCGGCACCGTCGAGCAGGTCCAGGGCCAATGCGTTGCCAAGAACGCTGTCACGCATCGCCAAGATGTTGTCGTAGGCATCCGGCTTGAGAATGTGATCGACACCGAACTCTACGATGAGTTCGGCCTTGGCTTCCTTGACAAGCTTGGAGCGACCGTCGCCTTCGGGGAGCCGGCCCCATTCCTTCACAAACAGGTCAGGCTCGAGGATGGCAGAGTGTGTGGCCGATCCGATGATCATCGCTGGCGTAGGCTCCTGCGGGTTGTCCATGTCGTACCTCATGTGGGCCGCGCTGCGCTTGAGTTGCTTCAGCCTTGAGGCCGATGCGCCGGGTGCCGCATGGTAGTCTGTCGCGCTCTGGTCGTGCATTACAGTGGTGGTCATTGCTCTACGCTCCATTTGCGACTGACTGTCGCGCTCTTGGGATCGCCCTTGACCTTTGTCAGGGCGCGGTGGGTCCAACTTTCCCTGCGTTCTTCACTACGGAACAGTGATTCTGGCAGTTGATAAGATCTGGTTTTCATATGATGGGAGCTACCCTTCACTGCTCTCATAACCTTTCTGAACAGCACCAGCGGGTCGGACCCGTTCTTGGATAGCTGTTCAGTGTACAGCGACATCAGTGCCGATCTTCTTTTCTCTGTCAGCCTGGGGTGGGGTGGTTTGGGTGAAAGCTCTTCCAGCCAGACATCCCACAAGGCGTCTGTTTGTTCTTTATTGCTTTCTACTGCTTTACTTTTGTGCTGCATCTGTTCTGCATCTGTTCTAAGCCTATCCCTCTTGTACGCCGCAAACGATTGGTACGCTTCGTAATTCGACAGTCGCAAATGCGTGCCGAGGGTAGAGTTCGACAGGATTTCGATGCGGCCATCGTCTTCCAGTGTTTTCAGCATGGCGGCTATCCGGCTCGTAGACCAACTGACTAGACGGTTGTTCCCAGTGTAGGAGCAATCATCCGATATCCGGCGCAGTGATCGCAGGAACTCGCCTTTCTTGACGGTGACCTTGGTCGTGCCCCGCGAGTAGGTGAACTCCTTCTTGCCATAGTTCGCTTTCAGTAGGAGGTAGATCCACAGGCGCACCAGATCGCTGTTCATCCCCCATATGTCGTTCTCTAGCAGATCCCGAGACAGGAGGATGAAGCCGGTCATGTGGCGAGGAGGCGAATGGTGATTTCAACTCTAGGGCTCTCCTTGTCCAGTGCC